GCCAAGCTTTTACGAACAATCGCCTCTTGGTCTGCATACAAGGCGCGCACTCTGTCGAGATACTCTTGCTGCGCAGAGACCCGTAGTTCGGTGGCTTGTTTAAAGCTGAGATACCCGGCGCCCTCTTGTAGATCCGTTACCTTTTGACGGTCTCTAAAAAGAGCGGACTCTTCGTCGACCAGTCGCTGCAGAGCGCGCAGTTGACTCTCCATAGCGGACATTGCATTGGCCGACTGTGAAGTGCTCGCGGTGTTGTAATTCAGAGCCTTGCGAGGGTTACTCAAAGCCTCTGCTGCCGCATTGGCTGCATCGGCACCGCTTCGAATCTCTTTAAATCGCTCGGTCACGGCATCGGCAAGCAGCGGCATCTCCCAGAGCTCGACGTAGTTCTTATTGGCCTGAGAGACGATCTGGTTGCGTTTCTCTAAGGCTGCCTGCAAACGCGCCCGGTTTTCCTCAGAAAAGGGGTTGATGCCCTTTCCACCCGCAAGAAAAGTGCCTGCGAGTTCAATGTCCGCCCATACCGCCTGAAAGCTACCGATGACAGACTTGATGGTCTGCCCGATACCTCGCAGGGCATCAATGACAACCGCCAGAGCATACGCGGTGGTCTCTGCCCAATTCGTCAAGGTGCCATCTTCACGCAGCCGCATGATGCCTTTGACAGCGTCTTGGCTTCCAAAGAACACCCGGCTTAGCTCCTGACCAAGAGCGGACATCGCTGGAATGGATGCGGTGACAAGCGTCTGAGCGATAAAACCACTTTCAGCCTTTAGACGCGTTAGTGCTTTGGCCGCCCGATCGGCTTGCTCGACCTGATCCGCTGTGAGGCGGATATTGAGATCCTGATTCTCGGCCAAGTCCTTCAGAAACGGCAGCAACGATGCGCCTGACTTCCCAAAGAGTTCCATCGCAATTGCCGTCTTTCCGGCGCCATCCTGGAAATCCGCAAGCTTAAGTGCAATGTCATTCATGACCTCGGCTGGATCACGAAGATTGCCGCTACTGTCCTTGGCACTAATGCCCAAAAAGCGCAGTGCTTTCGAGGCACCTGCGGTTTCTTCATCAATTCCCGCAAGGCCCTTTGAAAGTCGAGACAGACTGGCACCAACGTTTTCCATGGACGTGCCAGAGATAGTTGCAACAGGCGCAAAGCCCGAGAGCGCCTCTACGCTTGCTCCTGTCTGCTCGGAAAGTCCTTGTAGCGCTGAGGCTGCCTCGAGAGTTTGATTGACGAAGTCCCGAAGTGCTGCAACGCTGGTTACTCCGATCGCCACAGCAAACGCCGTCTTGGCAACAGAAGCAACCTGAGCCAAGGATGACTTGATCTCATTGGTGCGCTTTTCGACCATGCGGGCACTCTTGCCCAGATCCGCATGAAACTCTGCCGTTTCGGCGGCAAGCTTTACGACGAGCGAGCCAATATCAGCCATTTTTCTTCACCAGATGCGAAAACATTGCCTTCAGACGCATGGCATTGGCCTTTGCGTCTGACACGCTGGGCTGTCTTTCGATAAAGGGCATAAAGTCCTCTGGCCTAAATGGGGGGCTGTCTTTGTGTCGATGGGCATTGGCAAAGGTCGAAGTCATCAAAGCACTGCGGTAATCGGCTCGAAAGTCACCAAAGGGCTCGAGTTGATAAAAGGCCATCCACTCCGAGAGTTCATCAGAGCCAAGCTTTGCGAGTAGCTCTCGCACCGTCATGCCTAAAGACAGGGCAAGCCGAAACACAAATCGTCGGGAGGGGTTGGCCGTTAGGTCTTTTTTGCGGCTTCTACCTGCTCGGCGCCAATGCCGTTGAGTCGCTGGGACACCGCAAATAGTCGATCGAGCGCTTTGGCGCTCTTACTGCCAAGCGCCGAGATCTCATCATCCGTAAACAAACGATCCCCGGACTCCGAGCAAATGGTGAGCGACACCAGGCGGGCGCGAACATTCTCTAGCCGCCCATCCTTGCCAATGAGGCTTGCCTCAAATGCATCTCGGTCGGTCCCTGTCATGGTTCGGACATAGACATCGCCGCCCCACTCAGGAACATTGACCCGTTCTTTGGGAAGATCATCAGCCGCGAGGATGGCATCTTTAGTCAAAATAACCATGGGCTTACTCCTCCGTGATGCTGCCATCGATTTCAATCGTCACCGAGGCTTCAACGACCGCATCCACTCCACCCTGAACGCTAAATTGCGTCACATAGCCGTAAAAGGTCCAGGTTGCAGGAGGTGTCGAGTCCGTAAAGGTGATCTTGTATTGCCGACGGGTATTCGCAGCACGGTCTGCACGCATGGCGATATGTACCGGATCGTCTGGGTTGAAATGCAGCGAGAGGGATAACTGGCCCTCATCGCGAAGCCCGACACGCTTTTCTTTCGCGGTGGAGGCAAGGTTTGTCACATCAATGACGGAGGCTTGGCCACCAGGACCTTGAAATGACACAACATTGGGGATCGTCTCGAACGCGGTGGTTCCAAAACGGGCAATAGTGATTCCCTGCGAAGGGACCGCAGAACTAGGCATCGTGGTATCTCCTAAGATTGATCCCAGGCGTTGCTGGGGTTGTGCACCTATCGGTGGTAGGTGTAGTCCACCGAGACGCGATAACTTCGTGTCTCGCTTTCAAAATCTGTGAGCACCATCCGAACATCGGAAACGGTGTTCTTGGCTGCGAGGATGGCCAACAAGACTTCGTCCTGAAGCCCTAGTGCCTCGGCATAGGTTTTTGCGTAGCAATCAACCTGCACGCGTATGCGCTCTAGACCGTGCAGACCGTTAATCCCAAGAATCTGTTCGCCCGATACGGGGGTGTAGACGATAAAGGGATAGGTTGATTCACTTGGTGCAATCAGGGCGTAGACCTGACCGTCCGCAAGGTGCTTGATCGCATCGTAAAAGTCCTGCATTAAAGCCCTTTGAGTTTCTTGGCCTCAAGCTCAATACGCTGGGCAAGCCGAGACTTAATTGCATCGGCCGCCTCATAGCGCTTAGCCTCTAGCGCTGGGCGAAGAAATGGACGAGCCGCCATCTTGCGTGTGCCAAACTCGATGAAGCGCCAGTACCAGGCGTCTTGCGATAAGTTCTTCTTCTTTCCCTGGTTGCGGTATTTCTTGCCATGCCGAACAGTCACGAAAAAGGTCTGCCGCGTGAGGCTTGAAAGTTCCCGGATGTGCTTCATGATCACGGAGCGACGCAAGGTCCCGGGCGGTGGCTGGTTGGGCATCGACTGCTTTGCAATAGGAGCACGGCGCTTTGCCTCATCCCTCACAACCTTAGCCCCTGCATAAACAGACGCTCTGAGTCCATTTCGAGCGACCCGATCCGGTAGGGCCTCTAGGGCTTTGACCAACTCCGCAGCACCCTTAACCTCAAAGCGCTCACGTTTGGCCATCATCAAGCCCCTCTGCAGCCCAAAGCGTGACCAACACACCTTGCTCGCCTTCGTTGATCGCGCCAAAGATCCTGAAAACCCGGTTCTTGTAGAGCGCCCGGTACTCCGAAACCAGTGCGGCGTTGGAAAACGCTGACTGAAATCGCACCGTGATGATGTGTGAGATCTCATTTGAGATCCTTTGAGCAGAGATTAGGTCACGCGCACTTAAAGGCTCTATATTTGCCCAGACAGTTACTGCGTCTACCCATTCTCTGCGCGGTGCGCCAAGACTGTCTTTGACCATAAACGGTCTTTGAAACCGGACGCGCTTATCCAGCGTGCCTGCCGATAGCGCGCTCATACGAAAGCCACTCGATAAGGATCAAGAAGTCCGTCGACAAATGGCAGCGGATCAATTCGCCCTTTGCTTAGGATCGACATTTCCTCTCGATGTGCATAAAGACTGCCGATGCGCAGCTTGATCCAACTCTTTAACCCCTCAGGCACATCGCTTGGTGTGCCGTACCCCGCATCAAAGACAACCCTGACCACGCCAATTTGCGACAGCGTAATTGGCCATGTGTTGCCAAATCGTGGCGTGATTCGGGCAGGCTCCGAAGTAAGGTCCGAGACGTAAATAGAAGGGTCAACCGTTTGCCACTGCCCCAACTGGTCTTGGTAGCTAATCTCTACGACAGACTGCACCGGGCAGCGATGCAGGTGCAGCGACGAGTACGGAAAGCCATCGAGTGTGCGCATCCACCGGGCTGTGCAAATCTGACGGCCAGTCAATGTCTCGGCTGCAACCCGTGCGGCCGAGATCAAAGACTCAATCAAAGCATCGTCATCGTCAAAGTCCACCCGAAGATGAAGCTTTGCCTCGGCAAGCGAGACAGGCTCCACTGTGGGTGGGGTGATAAGACTTAGGGACACGCCAACCGCCCTTAGACCACCTGAGCTACCGAGGCGATGTTTGAGACATTGGCTGGCAAGTTACGTGGGTCCACGCCAATAATCTGCGCGGCCACTTGGCTTGCTGCCGTGGCGGTTGTGATCGCCAGGCGAACAAAGCCATAACCATTGACCGTATCGAGCTCTTCACCACGGACATTGATTAGGACTTGACGGTTTGAGCCGTTGTTAGCCTGCTCTAGCGTCGTGATGGCCTTTCCAGCTACATCCTTGGCTCCAGCGCCGCTGGCATCGGTTGCCTGTTGTAGCTTGGCAGCCAGGGTGCCATTGGTGCCCATGGTCCCAGTCTGGATAAACGCCAGGAGGGAATGAAACTGGGCACAAGACACCCAATCCGAGTTGCTTGTGCCTGCGGCCTGACTAGCGGGATCGATGGATGCGAGCACGGCGAGTTGCTCGCTACCTTTTGCGTTGGGAAGCATAGTGAATCTCCTATTTGATGGGGACGCTTATCGCGCGCCCAGTTGGATAAACGGTGACATCGATGCACTGCCTTTTGCGGGCGAGATCGGCGCAGAGATCTTGGACTGGCCATCCATACGGAAGGTGGTCCTAAATGCCGTGAGATCCGAGTCGAAGTACAGGTGCATGGAGGTGGCCGTCTGAATACCGCCCGCCTTGGTGATGGTCTGGTAGTAAGACAAGTCGACCAAGAGCACATCGCCTTGGCTAGAAAAGCTGTTGGCGTGCTGGGAGACAAACACTGGGCGGCCAAGCAAGGTGCCGTATGGCGAGACTTGGATACCACCAACGTTGAGACCGTTGGGCAGATAGATCGGGTAGTTACCCAGCGTCAGGGTAAAGAGTGCTGGAAGCACATCGTTATTCACGATCCACACGGACTTGGCAAAGCTTCCGGGCGGCAGACGCGAGATCATCTTGGCCAGGTTCTGAGGTACGAGCGTTTGCGTGGCCTGACCTGTCTCCTTAGCCACGGTTACCGTTGCACCCGCAGTCAGAGCACCAATCGGAACCCCGTTACCGGCTCCAAAGAGGATGGACTCATTCGTTTTCCAACGAATCGAGTCTGCAACCTTTTCAGGCAAGTAACTGGTGAGTGCGTTGGCGTCATCCAGCAACTCGTCGGTGGTGGGCACAAGCGCCATCAGCTTTTTCAAGCGCAGGGTTGATAGCCCCAGGACCGGCTTGGTGGGAATGGCGGTACTTGCCTCGCCCTGCCAGTAAGCGCGAATACCGTTGGTTCCCCAGGGCGTGGTCTCATCCCGGGGAAACGCCATGCTGTTGCCTGTGATCTCGACGTTATCGGTCAACGGCAGCATGGAATCCTCTTGCAGTGAGAGCTTAAAGATCTGCTGGGAGAACTGAGGCGGGACCAAGAATCCACCGTCTTGGCCCGCAGACTCGTTGGCATAGGAGCCAGGCGCGGCGGCCGAGCGACCAATCAGCAGACGCTCATCGGGTGCTTTGCCGGGCTTTTCGGCTTGAAATACTGCCTGCATGAATTCACCAACGGTTCTGAATCCATGGGCAGGATCTGCCTCACGGTTATCAGTGACGGTGATAAAGGATGCGGCCTCTGCGGTGTCAGTCATAGCCATGGATGCCTCCTCGGCAATTAGCGAAGCCTCACGATCAATGGCGCTTGAGGCAGCCTCAATGCGAGACTTCAGTTCGTCGAATGCGCTGACCTCTTCGTCGGTCAGATCGCGGTTATCGGATGCCGCCTGTTCGGTCAGGGCGCGAGCCTCTTTCACCAAGGTGGCTTTGCGGGCTTGAAGCTCGCGAAGTTTTTTGCTCATTTCAAATCTCCATAAATGAAAAAACCGCCT